TTATCTTTTTTGATAAAACCCTTTTTGTTTAAGATATTTATAAGCTGATCTTCTAGTTCTAGGAAGATCAGGGAAATATCTTTTTAATACATTGATTATTGATCCTCTATAAAATCTAATACCCATAGTATTAATCACCTCACTTTCTAAAACACCTAAAGCCATTTTTAATTGAAAGACTTTACGTTGTTCGTCGTCCGTGAACCGAATTGTTGTTCCTGTATTTATATCTGTCATATAAGGGATACTATGGGATATCCCTTATAATGTCAATGCCTATAATTAAGCACTTATTTGTTTTATTTTAGATGTATCCACGACCCAAGTTATACCAATTTTCTTGGTACAATTATCAAGGGCTTTCGCAATAGCTTGGTCATCACCATTTTCATAGACTATGTCCATAGCTTTTTGTTTTACAGCTTCTAGTTGTGCGAGTTGTTCGCCTTCAGGTCTTCGTCTCAACTCTCTATCCACAAGCGACTTCGCCCACTCTCTTAATTGTTCTTCACAATCTTTCAGAGATATTTCATCATCTCTCATATTGTAAGTAAGCGTTTTCTTTTCGTCTTGCTTGGCTTTCTTCTTAAAGAAAGTCTTGGCGTCTTGTTGTGCTTTCTTCATCTGTTCTTCTGCCTTTTTAAATGCGTCCATTATTTTATCTGCACCCATTTTTTTAGACAGCTTACCAACTATCCTTTTAGTCGCCTCTGTTTTAAACTGCTTGACTAAAAGTTCTTGTTCCTCAATTAGAGGGTTAAAGTGCCTTCTGATTTTACTCTCATAATGGTCAACTTTATACTTTGGCATATTACTCATCTTTTTCCTTTCGTTAGTGATTTGTAATTATCCCAGATTATCCTCTTGACAAAGTATTGTCAAGCATATATATTAACAATATGAACGATAAAGGAAATATAGGAATTATTACAAGCGAAAGAATAAAAGAAGATATTACACTTGGATTGCGTTGTCCTCTTTGTGAGGAGTTCACAAAGTATGATGAGTGGGCAAAGCCACAAGTTGCTTGTATTGATTGTGGGGTACAAGAATAAAACTTGAGCCCTGAACCATTGTAGTCTCGAGCGCTGGTAAAACAGGCAATGGTTCTGGGGTCAAGTAGTCAGCGTGCCTAACTTTTCGTGGATGGTTGTAATTCTAGTTCACCGCCACGTACCAATACTAGATAATGGCGGAACAGGGCTACTAGACCAAACTTGAGCCCTGATCCAATATGCTAGTCAGGAATAATACCGGTTGATGTGTATTGGATCTGGGGTCAAGTGAAAGCCCATTGCAATGTCTATCTGAAATAGTGGTAGCTAATCAAGGGCGATCTTGACCAACCCTCTGGGCCAGGGTAAGGGCCCAAGCTTCAAGCCACAAGCTTGCCACAATTGTGTGGTGAGTTAACACTAACAAAGGAGAAATATGATTGAGTTCGGAAAGCAAAAGATCTACTACTCAGTGGATGAAGAGACAGGTGAGATAACAATTGATCTCCATGAGATGGAGCAAGAATCAATTGAGCAATTAGAAAAGGCCTACCCTGGTAAGAAAGTTACATCGGTATATGCATCATAAGGTACAAGCTTCAAGCGCCAAGCTTCAAGCACCATTGACAACGGAGCAGGGATATTGTAGGATGGAGAAAACTAACAAAGGAGAAAGAACATGACAGACAACAATAACTTGCTTCCATATTTTACAGATAACCACGAGGACTTACCAAAGGATTATCTAGAGAAGTGTGAGAAGTTTTTTGACGAGCTAACAGCAAAACGAGTAAGAGAAGCAATGAATTTAAAACCAGGTGAAGTGGATAATGATCATTCAGAGCTTCAACAGAAAGGTATAAAATGAGTGCAGTAAAATATAGCGACCCGGACAGGGTACCAAGTAAACTAAAAAAGATAAAAAGCGAGACATGCGAAGAGCAGCTTCGGAGAATGTGTAAGAGCATTGCCGAAGATATCACGAGCGGCGGCCAAATAGGCGGAGCTCATGATTTCATGGACAACGTCTATGATATAGAATGGACCACGCACCGTGATCATGAGTATAGATCAGCTAGGCTGCTAGTTGCCGGAGGCGGACCTACGATTTGGGTTAATATGATGACGACCAACGTTGAAGGGTATTGGGGCACTGATAAAGTGAAGCATTCCTTCGATGACAACATTGGCCTGGATGACTACCTTCTAGAGATACATGCCGAGGAGACAGCATGACCTGGCACCATCCCACCTATTACAAAAAGATTCGCGCTGAGCGCAAAAAAATTCCTGTTAGTGGAACCCCGAACCGGGAAACCGGTTCGGCGGAAAATTTAAACTCTGAAAATTCTGAAAGATTCGTGGATCAAGCTGCAAGCGTCAAGCCTCAAGCTTCAATGGCCAAGCCACAAGCTCCAAGCTCTTCGGATCCGAGCCCCAAGCGCAAGGTTCAAGCTCCAAGCCCCGAGTAACAAGCTCTTCTATTCTAGAACCACGGTACAAGAACCATGGAAAATGTTTTGAGGACCTTTGACCATGGGCCTCAATAAGGATATGAGAATTGTGTGGATGCTCAACATGGAACGCAATTTGATGCGGGGAAAATTTGACTTTTTTACCTTTGGTAACTTTTAGCTCAACAGTGAAATACTGCCCAGAATCATTATAGCCCAATAGATCAGGAGTACCGAGTAAGCTAATGTTTTCAAGCCTTGTCCACTTAATTCGTGGTGTGTATTTTTTAAGTTTGAGATATAATTTTCTCTCTGGGCCCATAAATTTTTAAGGTAAATCATGACTACAACTCAAAGCCAGATTCTTTATCAGTGGGAGCTTTTATAATTTGTAATCCCTGAGGTTTAAATACTATTCTCATGGAGTTTGCATTAATAATTGTACTCTCTTGCACTTCTATTTTCTTTAATTCTTCTAAATGATTTCCTACATGCATGTAGACAGAAGCATCCCCTAACTCTCCTTTAGTTCCTTTGCCTTTGTTGTCCATAAACTCCTGTAAGAATCCCATTAACTCTCTCAACCTCATTTACCAAATTCTCCCTTGTTTTTAATATTAGTTAAATCATCTATCTGCTGGGCAAGTTTCTTATTATCTTCTAATAACTCTGCGCATCTCTTTTCAAAATGCTTAGTCTTTTCCTTGTAGAACTTATTCTCTACCATCAACTCACCTGTCTGCTCTTGATGTTTTTTACTAATGTTCTCTAAGTCTTTGACTCTAGCGGCATATTTATAACCAGCTCTAAGATAGTCTTCTACTAAACCTCTTGTCCCTTTAAGTAAAGATTCTTTTTCAACTAATTTACTTCTAAGGTCTAAGTTCTCAACCTTCAACTCATCAATCAATCTAGTTAGATCAAGATCTCCTCGATCATCCATTTTATTCTTATAATCTTCCAGCATTTTAGCTTCTGCTATTGCTTCTTTCTTTGACATCATTGATTGACATTATAGGACACTTACCTTAAAATGTCAAATATGGGAGTACCAAAAAGATTGACAGAAATGCAACAAAGATTCGCTGAGTTTTTAGTATATGGCGGACCTGAAGGCCCAGTCACTAAGACTGAGGCAGCTGTACTTGCTGGCTACTCTAGAAATAGAGCACCTCAAGAAGGATCAGAACTAACCAACCCAAGACAAAGCCCACTTGTAGTAGAATATATTGGTAAACTAAAACAGGATAGAATAGCTAAGCATGATGTTACCTATGAAGGACATTTAGCTGAACTAGATAGAATTAAAAACGCAGCCTTGAAGAAGGGCTCATTCTCCTCTGCCGTAAACGCAGAAACAAATCGAGGCAAGGCGGCAGGATTATACATAGACAGAAAAATAATAAAACATGGAAGACTAGAAGATATGTCAGAATTAGAATTGGAAGCCAAGATGACAAAGATTTTAGAAGATTACGGCGCATTACTAAAAGATGTTACTCCTGAAACTAAAAAGATTAAAGAAAAAGAAGATCAATTAACTGTTCCTGATGCTGAGGAAAAGTCATCAGAGTAACCATCCTGCATATCTATATAATCTTTAATTCTAGCTATCTCATTCTCTAACTGAGCTATCTTTTCTTCTAACTCTTCTATCTTTTCTCTATCGTCCATATTATTCGCAGTTGCTTTTTGATAAATCAGATTCACCTTTTACAAACCATAAATAACTCCACTCAGTAGAACCTGGTGTACATTTCTTACCCACTTTAACAGAATAAGAACAACTATTTAATAATACCAAACACGCTGCAATTAATATAACTGCTAGCACTGTCTTTAATGTTACGAAAGCTATTTTCTTCATTTGATCTCCTTTATTTTTTTAATACAACCAACTGGGATACATTGTAAACCACCTACCTCTAGACCTTCGCTGTCTTTAGAGTAGGAAGTAAATATCCATAGTTTGGACTTTGTTTTCTTATAGATATAGCCCACATCAACGCAAGTTGCTACATCATGTTCTAGAATTTCTTCTTCCGGCACCCATGCCTCATTAGATTGACAGGGATCAAACCAAGTCACTCTTACATGTTTATATTTATTTTTCCTCATCTGCATATAGTACCAAATATCACAAAAAGTGTTTTTCCAAAACCAATTACGCGCGCACGACCGATTAACTTGACGTCTTTATT